AAGAACGCCAAATACGCCGCCAATCTGCGCCGCGAAATATCTAAGGTTGCGCCGAAACGGCAGAGGAGGACGAAATGACCGCCGCAGAAAAATCAATCATGCAATCCGTCCTGCGCTACAACGGCATCCCAGACGCGGAACATGCGGAGCATATCGAAATGTCTCGCGAGGAAGGCCGCAAAGCCTTAAACCGTCACGCATACCGCAGCTATCGCATGATCTGGAATAGCTGGACTGAATTGGAAAAACTCATTTATTCGCGGGAGAATGTATGCCGCCCGCAATAAATCCAGTGCGCGGCACCGATCACCCGCTATCCAAACTGACCGATGACGATATCAGGCTTATTCGTGAGTGTGTGGCAGAGCGTGAACGGTTGCGCGAGGAAGCGCGACGATTAAGCAACGAGGCACTAGCGGAAAAATTCGGCGTTCATCATCGGACGATTGAACGGGTTACGCAGTATCGAGGATGGATTCACATACGGGAGACAGCATGAATTACGACGAGTTTTTAAATAGGAAAACGCACTACGGCGGATTGGGCGATATTACAGACCCGCATTTACCGGACTTTCTTTTTGACTTTCAAAAAAGTCTTGTCGATTGGGCTGTGCGAAAAGGCCGCGCTTCAATTTTTGCAGATTGCGGTCTAGGCAAAACACCGATGGAACTGGTATGGGCGGATAACATTGTCCGCAAAACGAATGGCCGCGTGCTGTGTTTGACCCCGCTGGCGGTAGCGCACCAGACCATAGACGAGTCCGTCAAGTTTGACATTGAAGCGCATCGCTCTGTTGCTGGCGAGTTATACGATGGCATTGTGGTATCAAATTACGAGCGCTTGCACTTTTTTAACCCGAATGATTTTGCTGGCGTGGTGTGCGATGAGTCCAGTATTTTAAAATCATTTGACGGTTCTACGCGGCTGGCTGTTACTGAGTTTATGAAAAAGATCAAGTATCGGTTACTTGCAACTGCGACCGCTGCGCCGAATGATTATATTGAACTCGGAACCAGCAGCGAAGCGTTGGGCGATCTTGGTTATACCGATATGCTCACCAAGTTTTTCAAGAACGATCAAAACACGATTAAGCCGATGGTATATCGGCATCATGGTTCAAACTTTGAAAAGCTCGACGACCGCGCTAAATGGCGCTTCAAAGGCCATGCGGAACTCGCTTTCTGGCGTTGGGTATGCTCATGGGCGCGGGCCATGCGGAAGCCTTCTGATCTTGGCTTTGATGATGGCAAATTCATATTGCCGCCGTTGGTTGAGACTGAGCATTTAGTCCGCGTCAACGGAACGCCTGACGGTATGCTGTTTAATCTTCCCGCCGTTGGCCTGAAAGAACAGCGCGAGGAACGCCGCCGCACGGTTACGGAACGCTGCGAACGTGTTGCTGAAATATGCTCACAGCATAACGACCAGTCGCTAATCTGGTGTCACTTGAATGACGAGGGAGACTTACTGCAAAGCATCGTCAAGGATGCTGTGCAGGTTAGCGGCAAGGATAGCGACGAATCGAAAGAGGAAAAATTCATTGCCTTTTCAAAGGGGCAGATAACCAAGCTGGTCACTAAACCAAAAATTGGCGCGTGGGGGTTGAACTTTCAACGCTGCAATCACATTACCTTTTTCCCTTCGCACTCGTTTGAGCAATATTATCAAGGTGTGCGCCGTTGCTGGCGTTTCGGTCAAGAACGACCCGTAAACGTGGACATCGTAACAACCGAAGGCGAGGCCGGGGTTATGAAAAACCTGCAACGAAAAGCAAAGCAGGCCGAGCGCATGTTTGAAAGTCTTGTGTCCGAAATGAATAATTCAATGGCAGTTAATCGTGATAACCGATTCACCAAAAAACAGGAGCTTCCGTCATGGCTGTAATCGACCAGAAAATTACCGATCAATACGCAATCTATAACGGCGATTGCTGCGAAGTGATGGCAACACTTCCGAATGATAGCGTCCACCTGTCTGTATATTCGCCGCCGTTTGGTGGCCTGTATCACTACAGCAGCAGCGAAAAGGATTTATCAAACTGCAAGGATTACACAGAGTTTTTTGAGCATTACGAATTTGTTGTTAAGGAAATTCGCCGTATCACAATGCCGGGGCGCATGACCGCCGTTCATTGCATGGACGTTCCTAGCGGTAATTGTGGAACTGATTACCTGATTGATTTCCCCGGCGATATTATCCACCTACATGAAAAAAATGGGTTCCGGTTTATTGCCCGTTACGCAATCTGGAAGGAACCGTTGGCCGTTCGTAATCGCACGATGGCTAAGAATCTGGCGCACAAAACCATCGTTGATGATTCGTCGCGCTGTTCGGTTGCCTCTGCGGATTATCTTTTGGTATTCCGGCGCGAAGGCGAAAACCAGATACCTATCGCGCACCCGATTGGGCTTTTGGAATATTCCGGAGAACGCAAGATGCCGAGCGAGTTATTGCAGTTTCGCGGCTATACCGGAAACCAGATCGAAAACCGCTATTCGCATTGGATATGGCGGCAGTATGCGTCGGCCTTTTGGGATGATATTCGCATTGGTCGCGTGTTGCCGTTCAAACAATCCCGCGACGAAGAAGATGAGAAACACGTTCACCCGTTGCAACTTGACGTTATCGACCGCGTTATTACGCTGTGGTCAAACCCCGGTGAGGTTGTGCTAACGCCATTCCTCGGAGTCGGTAGCGAGGCATACGGCGCGGTGTGCATGGGGCGTAAGGCAATCGGCGCAGAATTGAAACCATCTTATTACCGGCAAGCTGTTAAAAATATGGAAGCCGCACAGCTTGGTAAAAAAGATTTAGACCAACTTGATATTTTTGCCGAAGATGCCGCCTGATTCAATAATTTGCACTTACGACATCACCGAAACCGAATCACAACGGAAAGCCCGCGAAAAATTAGGGCTTCCGTTGCCGAAATACTCATTCACCGTGGAGAGAGAAAATGGCCCTACCGAACGGAAACGCAGCGAGAATCAGAAAAGCTCTGGCAGAATTCCAGCAGGATTCGACAACGCCTACAGCGCAGATGGTGGCGAGTAAGTTAGGACTGCCGACAAGGAATGTCAGCAATGCGCTGTCTCAGATGCACGATGTATATCGGCATCGTCCGAACCATGCGAACGTGACCGTGTATAGCCTGACGCAGTTTCAGGTGCAATCCCGCAAGCGGAAATCGTCCACACTCACGCCGCCGCATTATCACAACTGGCAGACGCCGGAACTTACTCAATCACGCTACGACATGCGCGAGGGCGGGCGGTTGGCTATGGATGGGCCGCGATGAAAAAAACATATCGCACAAAACAGGGGCGCGTAGTTTTACGTTGCGTTGTTCGTGATGGCGATGAGGTTATCGAAGTCATTGAACAATCAATGTTTAGCGCGGAAATAAAAAACGCAATTCGCAGAAAACATTTTGCATGGCGTTTTGAAAGCGCAATTAAAGATGGGCGCACAATTCAGTTTCATTTAAAACAGTCTGAATCATGAAAAAACCCACCTTCCGCCCCGGCCTACGCGACCAGCAACGGGCGGTTAAAACGGTTATGGAAGGCATGGCGCGATTACATGGCGTTAAATTGCCAGAGGGCGCACTGTCTGACGTGAAAGATAAAATCACCAGAGGGCCGCGCACAGTGAAAACAACGAAGCCGGAATCAGAGGTGCAATCGGAAATAATCGACTACCTTGTGCGGCATCCAAAAGTCGCGCTAGTTACTCGAATCAACGCAGGCGCTGTATTCAACGCCAATGACGCGTTTATAAGGTTTCACCATATCTACGTGCCGCACCAGTTTAAAAAATCAAATATTGAAAAGGTTGATCTGAAAATATCAGACCTGACCGTTATCATGACTGACGGTAAATTCTGCGCGATTGAAGTCAAGGAGGAGGCATGGGTAAAACCCTGCAACGAGCGCGAATACGCACAGCAGCGATACTTAAATCATATCGACGCGCACAAGGGCATCGGCTTCTTCGCCGCATCCGTTGACGTTGTGCGGAAAAATCTTATTCTGAATGGGTATTGATATGACCGACTTGGAAATGGTGAAACGGTGCGCGGAGAAGATGGAATATACGTATAACGCACAGCATCAACAAATTGGTTTGCCTGTTTGGTTAGATAGAGAAAGTCGTAACGGCAGCGGGATTTTAAGTGGCGAATACGACCCACTCCACGATGACGCGCAGGCTATGGCGCTAATCAGACAATTTAAAATTAAATTGGAGTTTCGTCAGGGCAATAATTGGTGGGTATATATAACAAAAACAGGATGGAATAAAGGCCCCGTTTCACGAATAATTGCACAATCATCATGGTGCGCCGACCTCAACCGCGCCATAGTCGAGTGCGTTTCACGTTTGCCTGATTAACCTAACGCCGGGAACCGTGCAGCCGTCCTGCACCTTCCGCCATTGCATCAGCGGATACCGGCACCCTTTCATTGATTGCATCTAGCATCTAGCCCATACTTTCGTCTATGTCCGTTCGCGTCCGAGGGCACTCGGCGCAAGCGAAGCTGTCCGGTAACGGCGGAGGCGCGGCGGGCACCCTTACCTTACCGGAGGTTGTGCAATGGTTACATTTACTTCACCGCCAGACCCTGAAAAAGTAAACCGCGAACTCGAGGAGGCCGCGCGCGCCGAATTAAGCGGCGAACACTACGAGCCTGAATTAGCTGATATTGACCCGGCGCTGGCCGCAGCGACCGAAGCCGCCATAAGCGGGAAATCCCTCGAAGATGCCACAAAGCTATTAAACGCGCTGGATAACGCCAAGCGCGCGCAGACTAAGGAACAGTCGCGGGTATGGGTTCCGAAGCAACAGCGGGCGGCTAATGCGAACGTCAACGGGAATAACGGGCACGACCTACCCATAAACGGCGCAATTACCGCAGAATCCCTCGGAATTGTTAGCACCCGAGTCTCGGACATTGAACCCGAGGCGATTCTCTGGCTGTGGGATCAGCGCCTTGCCTGCGGTAAGTTCAGTGTTATCAGCGGAAACCCGGGCCTCGGAAAATCCCAAGTCTGCGCCAGTCTATCCGCCGTGGTGAGTGTGGGCGGGAAATGGCCCGTTACGCGCGATTCTGCACCACTTGGCAGCGTTATCATCCTATCGGCGGAGGATGACCCTAAAGACACCATCCGACCCCGCCTCGAGGCCGCAGGCGCAGACCTGACCAAAATTCACCTTGTCGAAGCGGTGCGCGCGACCGCTCAAGACGGAAGCACCATCCGGCGCGGGTTTAGCCTCTCGAGCGACATTCCGAAACTCATTGTTTTAATGCACGAATTGGGCGACGTTCGGCTAGTGATTATTGACCCGATCAGCGCTTATTTTGGGTCAACGGACAGTCATAAGAACGCCGAAGTCCGAACCCTACTGCTTCCGCTGCAACAAGCGGCGCAGGAAATGGGCGCGGCGATTCTAGGAATTTCCCACCTGACGAAATCCGAAGGCATGGACGTTTTGCTGCGGACTCAGGGCAGCGTGGGCATTGTGGCCGCCGCGCGCGCGGTGTTCGGGGTTGGCAAGGACAAGGAAGATCCGGCAAAGCGGTATTTCATGCCCCTGAAAAACAACCTTGCCACGGACATGAACGGCTTTTCCTACCGAATCGAGGAATTCTGCCTGCCGGGAACCGACCCGCTAATCCGGACTTCGCGCGTGATGTGGGAAAACGAGCTTGTGACCAAGAACGCCGAGGACGTATTCACCACGCCAGACCGCGAGGAACGCAGCGCCGTAGAAGAGGCGGAGGACTTTCTGCGGGATGCTCTTCGCATGGGTTGGGTGAAAACCGTGGAACTCCAAGCCCAAGCGCGCAAGGCCGGTATTTCGTGGATATCGGTTAAGCGCGCGCAAAACAAACTCAACATCAAACCGACCCGCCACGGCGGACTTGGCGCGGGTGGTGGTTGGGGTTGGGAATTGCCAGACAATGGCGAGTCCGAATAATGGAACCTCGCGCGCGCGCGCGTGAAAGCCGTAGAAAAATGAGCACCTTAGTAGAACCTACTGATTTATATAAGTTTTTACTTGCTCAACCCATGAGCACCTTAGTGAGCAAGTTAGCGCTATCTAGATCATTGCTAAGATGCTCATTTTGCCTAAGATGCTCATCTAAGATGCTCATTCAATGAGCAAGTAACCAACCATATAAATCAATGACTTATACTAAGGAGATCAAAATATATCCGTGTTCACGCGCGCGCGAGGAAATGTGAGTAAACACTAAACCAACCGAAACCCCGCAAAAGTCAGTAAACACTAACCGGACATTTAACCGGACATTTACATGGAAATCACCGCAACCCCCCACCCCGGCCTAAAATGCCCTCGTTGCTGGCAATACCATTACGTCAAAGAAAACCACGACAGCCTCTGCGACCGTTGCTGCTTGGTGATGATTGAGAATTTCCCAAATCACGCGGAAACACCAGCAATCATTGAAAAATGGCAGGCGCAGCGTGAAAAATACTTGACAAGCTAGTTTGTTAGCGTTCACTATTCGCGCAATCTCAATAACTTGGGAGTTATAACAACGTGGCGGGCGGCGCACCATTCGGCAATCAAAACGCTGCAAAATCAAGGCTCTTTGATGACGCAATACGACGCGCAATCAAGCAGCGTGATTTGAAAGATGGCGACGGCGAAACATTACGCCGCATTGCCGACAAGTTGATTGATCTTGCGTTAGCTGCCGATGTGTCAGCTTTCAAGGAGATGCGTGATACCGTGGACGGAAAACCGCACCAGTCTTTTGACGCAAAGGTTGACGCAGATTTAACCGTGCAGGTTATTCGATTCTCTGACGCGCCTGCTGATGGCGATAATCAGGCTACCTAACGCATGGCGACCACGCCCCTATCAAATGCCAGCGTGGTCATATCTCGAACGAGGCGGGAAGCACGCCGAGCTTGTGTGGCATCGTCGGAGTGGAAAAGATGAGGTCGGACTCCATCGCACGGCTGTTGCAGCCTTTGAACGCGTCGCAGGCTACTGGTATATGCTCCCGCAGTATCAGCAAGCCCGTAAAGCGATCTGGGACGCAATCAATCCCAAGACCGGCAAGAAGCGCATTGACGAAGCCTTTCCGCTTGAATTGCGGCGCACTACTCGAAACCAAGAAATGATGATTCAGTTTATCAACGGCTCATCGTTTCAGGTTGTCGGGTCAGACAATCCCGATTCACTCGTTGGTTCACCGCCTGCGGGCATCGTGTATTCGGAGTGGGCGCTGTCCAATCCGGCGACCCGCGCCTATCTGCGACCGATCATCATGGAGAACAACGGCTGGCAGATATTCAACACGACACCACGAGGACGCAATCACGCGTTTGATACGCTGAAATCAGCGCAGCGAGAAATGAAATCAGGCAGCGATGTATTCGCGCAAGTGCTGGATGCCACGCAGACCGGGATATTCTCGCAGGAACAGTTAGACCGAGAATTGCAGGCGTATATCGACGATTTTGGCGACGAATACGGGCGCAGTAAGTTCGAGCAGGAATACCTGTGCAGTTTTGACGCGGCGAACTTGGGTGCGATTCTGGCGCGGCAGATCACTGTTGCTGAACGCGAAGGCCGCATCAATGACGATGTGCAGTTTGACCCGAACGGCTCACCGATTGAGATCAGCAGCGACATCGGGCGGCGCGATACGTCTACGTGGTGGTTCTGGCAGCCGCAGGTTGGCGGGTATCAGATCGTTGATTACGATGGTGGCTTTGGTCTGGATGCCGAGGAATGGGCGGTTAGGCTGAATGAGCGCCTCGCAAAATACAAGATGGCAGACGGAAGCCCGGCGCTTGGCAAAATCTGGCTTCCCCACGACGCACGCGCCAAGACATTCGCCGCCAAGCATAGCGCCGTCGAGATATTCCTGAATCGCTTTGGTCACGACAAGGTAGATATCACGCCGGATTCACACATTGAGGACAGGATTAACGCGGCCCGCGTGCTAACGCCTCGCGTCAAGTTCAACGAATCAAAATGCGAGCGCGGTCTGTCTGGTCTGCGGTCATGGCAATACGCTTACAGCGATGAAAATCGTGCCTTCGGTAACGCACCAGATCATAACTGGGCCTCGCACGATGGCGATGGATACAGCTACGGCTGCATCATCATGCGGGAGCGCGTAATTGAGCCCACCCGTGAGCAGCAGTTGCGCGGCATCACTGTCGGCAATCACCACAACGTAACGCTTGAGGAAATGTGGAAAACAACGCCGCAACGAAGCGGCAGAATTTAAAGGAATAACCATGCCCCAAATTCAACAAAGCGGCACGCCTGTATTACTGACATCATCCGGCGCGATATCGAAGGTTAGCGGCACGCTGGTCGGGTTCTACGTGAATTCGACGAGCAGCGGCACGATTGTGCTGAGTCTTGGCGGAACATCGGGCGGCACGGCGATTAGTGGCACGATCACACCTTCGATTGGCTTTCATTGCTTCCCTGCGTATTGCAAGGATGGTGTTTATGCGACGATTGCCAATACCGCAAGCGTCACGTTCTTTTTCGCGGCGGGCTGATACGTGATTCCGCAGTTTACAACGTCGAGTGGTGGGCCTGTTACGCCCACTGGCGGCCTGCTGTCGCTGACCATCGCAGACACAACGCCGATTGACGTTCAAAGCTCGATAGGCGCAAACGGTAGCGGGTGGGTTGCGATCTGCGTCTTGAAGGGTCTGACCAGCACGGTCGGCACAGTGGTTCCGTCCGCGCTGACCATTGAGGTATCAGACCCCGGTTGGTTACTTGCTCATTGAATGAGCATCTTAGATGAGCATCTT